ACCATCGCCCTCCGCGAGAGGCCGCTACGCTGTGCAGCCCTCTCCTTCTCCCCCAATCCCGCATCGATCCTCCGGGCAACCTCAGGGTGCGCCGCTAACGTGCTGGCCTCAGTGTGGACCGCTGACGGCTTCATGCCCTCCGCAGAGTATGCGCGGCGATACGCCTCGCTCTGGCTCAGTCCCGACACCACCCCATCAGCGAATGCCTGTTGCTTGCTGGTGAGCGGTCGCCGCCCCTTGCCCGACGACTTGCCGCTCTCGGTCCCGCCGACCACCTTCAGTCCATCTTGTGCCACGTCGTCACCTCATGCTGATTGATCACCATCAGATGGTATCGCACACCCGCTGCAATGTCAGTGTGATTTGCTGGCCATCGACATGGGAGAATCACCCCCTCAATTTAATTTCCTCAGGTGTGTTGACAGTGGGAGCCGATGGGCCTATATCATGTCCATACGCTGATCGCGACAGCCTAACAACGCGAACCCACTGCCCCGAATGAGTAGCAGTTGAGGAAGGCACTTTCCCAGTGACACTACACTGGGCGACGAAAGTCGGACCCGACCCAGCCAAGCGCAGATGCAGGACAAGCAGTGAAAACCCAACCCGTCTATCGGGAGCCAAGACGCGCATGAAGTCGTGTAAAGATGGTCAGCCTAATCCAGCATCCCGCTGGTGCCGCCCTGAACTAGCCATCCTCTGGGAAGTGTGTCGGGTGCTGATACTGCACTCCTGATGAGCCGCGTGGTGCGGCCTTGGCCCAAGCATGGGCGAAACACACAACTCCGAAGGGAACTACACATGACTTACCTTATCAACGAAGCCACCAACGTCGCCAACACCATCGCCGCCAAGGAAGCCGAGATTTCACGGGTCCGCAGCGAGATGGAAGTCGAGGCCGACAAGTTCAGCCTGATCGCCCTGATCGCAGTCGAGGCAGTCAACGCCGACATCCTGCGCCAACGCAAAGGCCGCAAGGCCGATGCCGGTGCATTCCTCACCGCCGTCTGCTTCGACGTGCTTGGCCAGAAGAGCAAGTCGGGCAAGGGCAAGAAGCTTGCGGAGAACGCTCAGAAGCTTGCCAAGTCGGACGACTTCGCCGAGGTGATCACCGTCGCAGCCGAGGCGATCAAGGACGCTACTCAGGAAAGCAGCGACTGGGATCACGCCATCTCGGAAGTCAGCCGCGAGGTCGCTGACATCTGCGATGCCCTTGAGATCAACAGCTACAACAAGCTGGTCGCTCACCTCAACCCACAGGAAGAGGTCAGCGACGAAGAGAAAGTGGTCGCTTTCGCCCAGAAGCTCATCAAGGCAAACGGTCTCGACCTCGACACTGTCGAGGGCATGACTGCTGTCTGGGAATTGCTGGAGCGGTCAACATCTGCCGCCGTCGCAATCTCGAACGGCCATGAGAACGTGACCGTGCTGAAACAGGCAGCGTAACCGATCGCCGGGGCTTCGGCCCCGGCACCCACTGAGGAGACTGACATGGAACATCAATACAAAGGCTGGATCATAGAGCGCATGGAGGACGGTCACTTCAACATGCGCCCCGCCACCGAAGAATGCTGGACCGATGGCGCAGAGTTGCTGCGCGAAGCGAAGGCCATGATCGACCGCTGGACCGACTAATCCCACTGACGAGGCTGGATGATCACCAGCCGAAACGCCCTCCGGGGCGTCTGGGAAAATCATTTCTCAACAGCAACTCCGAAGGGAATTACACATGACCGAAGACGAAGTAATTAACGCCATGATGACGCTGACCGAGAGATTGGCAGCGGATGTGCATGAGCTGTCCAGTCAGATCGTTAACCTCACTCATACAGTCAATACGTTGAGACAAGAGGTCAATTACAAATTAGACACCCCACCAACCAAAGGAGACACACATGGTTGACCATTCTCGATCCAATCGGATCATCCAAGCCGCGAGAGAGGTTCTGGATATGCCTCGCCTTCATGAGCGCGGCGACATCAAGCCGATACCGACGCTTGATGTTATTCGCAAACGTCTTCGCGCCGACGAAGACCTGCGCTTCATCGCTGATCTTCCCGATCAGCCTCTAGAGACCCTGAGGCAATGTGTTCTTGGGGACGACTAGCCCACTGACGAGGCCCTCTGGCAGGGGCCGAAACCGTCGCCATCAGGCGGCGGTCTGGGTAGCCACAAGTTACCAGTGACTCATCAACATCAACTCCGAAGGGAACTACACATGGAAATCTTTGCAAGCTTCGTCATCATCACAACCGTCGTCTTCTTTGTCATCACCATCATGGGTATGTGGGCAACAGGCGTCTTTGGCGACGAACAGGTCGCCGCCGTCAAGCGCCAGCACAAACGAGACGAGAAACTTGCTCGTGAACGTGAGCGTCATCTCCGCGCAATGGTCGCGGCCCGTAAGTAAACCAACACCCCAACCCGAAAGGAAATACTCATGAAATACTCTCAAGCACTTCGCATCACCCTCGCCATACTCAAGTCGGGCGGCGTTCCCTACCTCGAAGGCGAACCCGGACTGGGCAAGACTGCCTTGGCCCGACAGATCGCCAAGCAACTGGGCGGCAACCTGATCTACGCTCCGGTGCCGACGATGGCCCGTGAGGACTGGACGGGCATCCCTGACGTGTCAGGGGCAATGACCACGTTCAAGCCGATGGACTGGCTACCCCGCGCAGATCGTGACGGGGCTGTCGGTGTGCTTCTCATTGACGAGTTGCCACAAGGTGACGAAGGCGTCCTCAACGGTGCCGCACGTCTCCTGCTGGAACGTGAGTTGCACGGCTATCAACTGCCTGACGGCTGGTCGGTGATTGCCACCGGCAACCGCTCGAAGGACAAGGCGGGTTGCCGCCCACTGCCAACCCATGTGCGTGACCGCCTGACTGTCGTGCCGCTCGAAGCCGACGTGGATGACTGGGCTGCGTGGGCTGGTCAGTCCGGTATCGACCATCGTGTGGTCGGCTATGTGCGGCATCGCCCTGATGCCCTGCAAGAGTTCGACCCCAAGGCCGAGGTCAGCCCGACTGCACGGTCGTGGTCGGCGGTGTCTGCGCTGCTGCCGCATATCGAAAGCCGGGACTATCTTCCCGCGCTATCCGGTCTGATTGGGCAGGGACGTGCGGCTGAGTTCGCGGGGTTCCTCCGCATCTTCGACCGGCTGATCCCGGTCAGCAAGGTGTTCGACGACCCTGAGAACTGCGAGGTGCCTACGGATACCGACGTGACTATCGCGCTGGTCGCCAACATCGCCAAGCGGGTGGACGAGGACACCATCGAGGCCGCGCTGATCTACGGCAAACGACTAGGTCGTGAGTTCGGTGTCGTGCTGGTGCGTGACATTCTCTCGCGTCATCCCGATCTGGCTGAGACCAAGGCGGTCTGCCAGTACCGCGCAGACAATGCCGACGTGGAACTCGGCTGACGCTAACGGTGTGGGGGCTTCGGCCCCTGCATCTACCAGCACATCACATCCGGTGTGCTGATAGATGCAAATGCATCTACGAGTCATCAGTGACTCGTCAACATCAATCCGAGAGGTGAACTATGTTATCAGAAAAAGCACTGCTTGTGAGGCTGTCGGTGAAATACCCCAGCTTCTCCAAGACTGACAAGGGCGTATCGCTCGAAGTCGCAGACCAGAAGAACGCCAACCAACGGGCGGTCAAGGTCATCAAGACGCTGATCGATACCACCCACCCTGCGTACAAGGCAGTCAAGACTGCTCGTGGTGCGCTCTACAATGTGTTCGCGGCAGAGACTGCGCCGTGGTCCGAGGATGGCTGGTACATCATCAAGGCCAAGGGCTATGACCGCTTCACCGAAGTGATGCGTGAGAAGACCGATGCTTTCGACATCGCGGTGACTGATTTCCTCAAGGTCTATCCTGAGTTGGTTGATCAGGCACCGCATCGACTGGGCGACCTGTTCGACGCTGACATATTCCCCAGCGTCGAGGCATGTGCCGAGTTGTTCCATTCGGATGTCGAGGTTCGCCCTGTCCCTGAGGCTGGGGACTTTCGGGTGGCCATGTCTGCTGAAGACAAGCAGAAGATCGTCACGCAGATGCAGCGCAAGAATGACGAGCGTGTCACGCAGGTGACCAGCGAGTGTTTCGACCGCGCCTACTCTGCCATCAGCAACATGGTCGAGCGTCTCGAAGCTTTCGATCCCGACAAGAAAGGTGCCAAGCTTTACGACAGTCTGGTCGGCAACGTGCGTGACATTGCCGATCTGTTGCCATCGCTGAATGTCGGGGATGACCCTCGCTTGGAACAACTCGCCAAGGAGATCGGGCTGCGCTTGACCGAGACCGATGCCTCTACCCTCAAGAAGGACGAGGGCAAGCGTCAAGAAGTCGCTGACAACGCTCGTCAGATCATGAACCAGATCGATGATTTCATCGGTCAGTAAGGAGGTATTGATATGTCACTAGCACATCAGAAGATCACCAAGGCGCGGACCCAGCTACTGCTGGACAATCCGTTCTTCGGTAACATCGCCATGCGTCTTGATCTGGTCGAGACCGATCAGTTCGACACGATGGCGACCGATGGCAAGCGCATTTTGTTTAACCCTGAGTTTGTTGACAAGCACTCGAACGCTCACCTCAAGGGCGTGGTTGCCCACGAGGTCTGCCATGTGATGTTCAAGCACCATCTGCGTCGAGGTCAGCGTGACCAGAACAACTGGAACGTCGCCGCCGACTACGCCATCAACGCCATCTTAGTTGCTGCCGGTTTCTCTCTGCCCGAAGACGGGTTGGTTGATCTGGCTTGGGACGGACAGGCCGCAGAGGACATCTACGGAAAGCTCTTTGAGGATCAGCCAGAACCACCAGCCGCTGGTCAGCAAGGCGAGGGCGAATCACCAAAGGGTGATGATGAGGGCGATGCTCAGGGTGATGCTCAGGGTGACGACGCGAAAGCCGCAGAGAACGGCGGCTCTCAAGACGCTCCCGCTTTACCTGCTCAGTCGGGTGACGACCAGCCAGTGGACATGCAAGGCCACGGGGTGGTGATCGACGGCACAAACGACGACGGGTCCGCACTGTCTGCCGCTGACGTTCAGGAGCAAGACGACCAGTGGACCGAGATCGTGCTGAATGCCGCCATGATATCTGGCGAGGCTGGCAAGGAAGACAGCCCGTTCAAGCAGCACATTGACATGCTTCGTCGGCCACAGGTTGACTGGCGGTCAGTCCTGCGGCGGTTCCTGTTGGACGGTCGCCCTGCTGGTACGACATACCAGCGGCTTGGTCGTCGGTCTCGTGCGGTGGGTGTGCCGCTGCCTAGCCGCCGTGTCGATGTCGGCGGTGAGATTGCAGTTCTGCTTGACGTGTCATCATCAGTCGATGACGAGATGTTTGCCCAGTTCTGCGAAGAGTTGCAGTTGATCACGTCCGAGTTCGACATCACCAGTCACGTCATCAAGTTCACGCACAAGGTGAGAGATGTACAGGTGGTCGAGGCTGGTGACGAGATTGACCGCACTCGTTTCTATGGTGGCACAAACACCAAGGGTGCTTTCGAGCATATCGAAGAAGAAGGCTTGGATGTCGATGCGATCATCGTGTTCAGTGATTGCGAGGATTACTACGACGAAATCCCTGAGCCGTCATGCCCGACACTGATTGCTGCATGCATACAGCATCAGCATTGGCTTGAGACCATTGAGAAACAGGCTGACTGGGCGCAAGTCGTCCAGATCAGCCGATAATCAAGGCTTCTCTCGTTGATCTCGTGGGTAGTTGCACCACCAACTACTCACGAGGTCGATGAGAATCGCCGTTATTTTGGAGGAAATCATGAATAAACACCGTCATGACTGGGCCAAGCGAGACAAGAAGGAGATCGTTTTAACAATTATTGTCAGCGTTATCGGTGCCCTGCTCATCGGTGCGATGCTTGTCGTCGCACCGGCATTCGACCAAGTCATCATTGAAATGAAAGGCCATTGACATGAAGAACGATCCAGACCTGTTCGACATCGCGGAAAGCAATCGCCTGAAGCAAGAAGGCATGACTGCCGCAGAGTATGGCGGCAAGCATATGCTGCTCGACCATGCGCGTCACGTCGCAAGACAAATCGCCATGCTTCGCGACAGCAGAACCGTAACTGCTGACGATGTTGGCAAGGCATTCGAGAAGGAAGGCATCACCGAGTCGCTGGGCAATGCGGCTGGCTCACTGTTCCGAGGAAAGGAATGGGAGTTTACGGGTGAAAGGATCAAGTCTTCTCGAAAGTCTAACCACAGTCGCGAAATAAAGGTCTGGCGCTTCGTCGGATAGTGACTGTGGGGGGATCAGACGGCGAGTGCCCTACCCAAAACCCCGTCAGTGAGCAGAGGTGTACAAGGTAACCTTTCGGAACCTCGTGGCTCACGGGCGGCACCTAATCATGGGTGCCGCCCTTTTTCTTATAGGTTACCAGTGACTCATCAATCACAGAAAGGAAGGTCATCATGACCAGTGAATATAATCTGGCCGATCAAACGCTGGCCGCTTTATCTGCGCCAAAGGTTGGCCTCATCTCCTACGAAAGTGTGCCAAACATTTGCCCTAGTGTCGCCCGACGCAACAGCAAGGGAGAGCGGGTCAGGCTTACCCCTCACTCGCGTGATCGAATCAAAGGCGCTTACAATGGCCTTCGTAAAGCTACTCGTTACACAGTAGACGAATCGATGGTTCGCCACGCCGTTTCCCTGTCGATGACAATCGATGCCGACGAACTGTTGGCTATTATCGGCGATGCCGTGCCGCCCAACACACCTATGTGGATTGAGTGGGACGAGAAAGTGAGACAAGAAGCAATCGGCGAACACTATCTCACGACCAATAACACTGTTGCTCATTCAATGTGGTCGGCAGGTCTGTCGGGCACATCCGATTACGTTGGTTACTTTATAGAAGAACTTGACTATCCCTTTATCGGGACGGGCGAGGAGGATCACTACTGCTTTTCTCCCGTGTACCCATTGGGAAAGGAAGGGCAAGCGGTTACCCGTCAACGGATTATGTTTGATGGGTCTGCGTTTGAACTGTCACCACATCCTTGGTCAGACAAAGACCATCGGGCGTTTCATCAGGATTTTTCCTTCACCCCTTCCGACAGTGGCGAGTATGAACAAGAATACAAGCAGCACTTAAATACCCACGCGGAAAATGTTCGCATGTTGCTAGGCGTTCAGTGGTTTAACGAACAGTTACAATCTGTCCCTGAGGACAGGTATTCAGACTGGCCCTTCATTGGACTGACGAATCATATCCATGCCGTGCAGTCGAGGTCGATTGATTGGATGGTGCCTCGCATGTCGGGCGATGACCCCGACTACAGTGGAGAAGATCACGAAGCAATCACCAAGCTTTCTGGCACGATAGCTTCTGCTGGTGACGCAAGGTTTCTGATCTGTCTGTTGCACGTTCTTAACTATGACTGGGTGATCAAATCACCAAGACCTATGACAGGTCGCGGTGGTTTGAGATATGGAAAGCCGATCAAGTTCAACTCACACATAGTGCTTGAGATTGATTTGCCTAAAGTAAACGGCGTGTCGATAACGCCTGACGACTACCTAGAAGAAGTGCGCGGAATGAAAAGATTGCACGATGTGCGCGGCCACTTCCGCAGACTGCACGACGGTCGGCGAGTGTGGGTCAAGTCTCACAAGCGCGGCAACAAAGAACTTGGCACCATCACCAAGGACTATCTCTTAACTAACAAATCGAAAGAAAGGTCATCATGATGCACAGCGTTAAATCTTTACGAGACAACGCAAAGGGTCACCCTCCGCAACTTTTAAGCGATCCAAGCGGCTATAAAGCAGTTGTAGGCGACCCTGTTCAGCAGGTTTACTTTGTTCTGAGAGATGGAGTCGTTGATAAGCGGTGCTATGATAATTTTGAAGGCGCAGACCAGAGGTTGAGATACTTAAAGCGTCATCACTGGTCTGGGCAGTTAACTAGAGACCACGAGATTGCTAAATCTAGTCTTTCTAACTGGAAAATAATTTCTGGCTATGAAAAAGCTATAAATATCTGGAAAGAAGATCAGCAGGAAAGGATCACACAAGGTCATACAAGGCCACGTCTTAGCGAATTTGAGCGTGGAATAAAAGAATGGCACAAAAAAAACAATCCACCCCCTGCCGCGCCGCCTAATAAGAACTTGCAACGCCAACCCCAACCCTTGGTCGAAACTGTTGAACAGGCGATCAATAACCATCCTCCCCTTGGCACAAGCCCACCAAAAAGTTCTAAGCTGCCAGCCTCCAAATCTTTGAGGGGTTACAAAAGTCTTTACATTGTGGAGTGTGAGCAGCCCGAAGAATCTGATGACTGTCTTATTAAGATAGGGGTTTCGACAAACCCCAGCGAGAGAATACGCGGCCTACAAATCGGTTCTCCCTTTGAATTACAATTTGTTTACAAGACAAAAGACAGTCCTCTAGCTTGTTCCCTAGAGAAATGGCTGCATCGAAAAATAGAGGAAATGTGCGTACGCGGTGAATGGTTCAAGCTAAATTGTTTACAACTTGAAAAGCTCAAGAATTTTTTAGCTGATGATCGCTTGTTCAATACAGTTACTGATAACGCACAAGAAACTTGGGACAGTTCTTGGGAGGAACAGCGCCCATTTTCAGATCGTAATTGGATGACGCCTAACAAAAAGGAGGAAGCAGATGAATGACGGCAGCATAAAAGAAGCTATACAAGCCACCGACAATTCGCAAACGATCAAGGCTTTAGTTAAGCTTTGTATTGAGTCGTCGGTACGAGTTCCAGTGATTTACTCTTGGCGAAACGACTGGGATGAAATCATTCCCGACTTTGATTTTGACTGTCTGGATTGCGAAGGAACAGGAGAAGTCGAGGGAGAGGTGACTGTCGGAGGAGTTAACGCCAACGGTCCTTGGCAAGGCTACGATCCCGTAGACATAGAGTGTGAGAGATGCTGGGGTAAAGGAAACATTGCATGGGAGGATGTGCCAGATGTTTATACAGACGAGTGACTTTCTCAAACAGCCAAAAGAAGTCCACGCGGATTCTTTGGGCACCTTGGCTGCTCAACTTAGCCTTGCTGACATGGCTGTGCTTTTGGAGGCCAAGCATCAACAGTTGCTTGTGTTTCTAGGTATGCGCGGCAGCGTGTGCCTAACGAGCGAAGTGGAGAGCGTGACCGTAAATGGTGATTGCATACAAATAAATCTGGAGACCGCAACCTATGATGACGTGCTTCAGTCTCCAGAGTTTCGCGAGATCAGTCAGAAGCTACCATCTGCTGACATCGTTAAGCTAGTGCCGAAAGATTATCCAGAAAAGGGCACACCAGATGAGGGGGCGTGATTGCTACGGCCCACGCAGTGTGATAGAAGGAGTGTCTATGAACAACGTAACCAATCCGTCTGAACAGGCGATCAATGTGTTGAGGAGATTAAACAATGCAACAAGAACAAGAGAACAATCTGACGAGCGAGGCGAAGACTGGGCCAGCACCTATTGGGGATCAGTCGAACTCGCCCTCCGTCGTCGTCTCGACACCTTCAACAATTCAAGCAGAGACTGGTGAGAACACGCGACTTCACATCGTTCTAGACCAGACCTGTCTTTCTAAGTTAAAGAAAGCCTGTGATGATAACGAGCGGACCACGTCTGCCCAGATCAGATACCTGATCCGTAATCATCTCTAGCCCACAACCTCGACGGCTACTACTCCGCTCCCTGTTGTGAGGGGGCGGAGACCACGTCTTCCCCAGTATTCATAATCTGACTCGTCAATATCTGATGCTGCTCTTCAGTCATCATCGTGATGTTGCCACTGATTGAACGCCGCTCACCCTCACAGTCGAACGGGTAGACCATGTGGTTCAACCAGTGCGGGAAGATCACCATCTTCCCCACCTCTGGAATTATATTCAGAACTTTCGGCCAGCGAAACGATGCCGCAGCTTTCTGGCTTGTAGGCCCGTTAACAAAGCTGATGCAACCATCCATCCACCCAGAAGCGTTCTTCATATTTGATGCGTCTTTATTTCTCATGTCAGGTGGCACCTGCGTGTAGATCACAAAACTCATGGCACCGTCGAGACGGTTACCGTGATCGTGGATAGGATTATAATCCCCCCTGAAACTATGAACTGACCACGCCTCATAACAATCTGCGTGAACATAATCGACAGCACCCTGCTGTATTACATCTCCAGAACCGATCATCATGAACCTCTTGGCGTATTCCTTGGCCAAGCTTTCCGCTACGCCATACACACCGTGGAACGCCTCGCATCTGTCTTTCTCAAGAAGAAGCTGTGCCCCGTTCTTGATCTGCCCAACAAGGTTTCCAGAGTAATCCTTTTCCTTGACGTTCTCTTCTGCCAGTAACTTGTCAATCTCTTCGTTAAGAAGGGCGACGAAATCGGGTGGCAGGTTTGTTTCAAGCACAAAGAAATCTACAACAGAGTGCGCTCTAATCTCTGCCTTGAATGTAGACTGGGGATTGAACTGCTCCTGTGTATTGGAAGGGTTCTTTGTACTGTCCTGTTGATTTAAAGTATTCGACATCTCTTACTCCTTGCTGTCCGAT